TCTGCATTCGCGGCAACTGTTACGCTACCAACGGAAGCTGTGGAGGATAAACCTGTTTCTGGAACAATCGCATCACCGCTAATTGTCGGTGATCCTACAGCTCCCGTACCCGCAGATCCCGCTGCGGAAATGTTTGCTGTGCCTGTGACAACAACAGAACCTACAGAGCCTGTGCTTGTAGAGCCTGTAACCCCTACATCAGCCGCAGCCGCAACGACAACAGAGCCAACGCCACCTGTAGCCGCCAGCCCTGTTTCTGGAACACTAGCCTCCGCAACAACAGAAACAGATCCAACCGCACCTGTCCCTGCCACTCCCGTAACAACAACTGGAATGGATTCGCCCCAAGTGCCTTGGGACCATGTACCTCTACCCCATCCCGCAATTATTGCCATCGGACCTGGTCCGTCTAGGCGATACGAATAATAGCGTTACTCGCGTCCGCTGTTGGAAACTGAATAGTAAAGTCACCAGCAGTTGATGTCTTATCGCCACCAAACGCCAACACAATAACAGAATCCACCGTACCTGATCCGCCACCAGTTGTGGTGTTATATATCAAAGCACCGTTTGCTGTAATTGTCGCCGTTGAAAACGTTGAATCAGCAAAATCAGTAAAAGCTGTTGTACCACTTGTACTAGGATCTACTCTTGTTAAGGTGTTTCCACCAGCAGAATAACCCGTGCCACTAACCTCGTTTGAAGTAGCATAACCAGTAGTAGAAGCATCTAATGATGCAGATGAAGTATATAGGGCAATCTTAAAAGTATGCCCTCCTGAGTTTTTAAAGTTGTGCCCTGCTTCAAGAAGTTCTTGCTTGAAAGAGGTACACATTGCTTGCGTGATCGCCATGTTATAATCTCCTTATTGCGTCAGCCAGTTCTGGATGCCCTGCATCTATAAGGGCATTATACACGGTTGTGCGGT